CGAGAACTACGGCGCCAAGGCGCGGGTGCACTACGCCGACCGGGGCTGGGTCAGGGTCTACGAGCGGCCCGACCCGGCGCACAACTACGCGATCGGCGCCGACGTTGCGACCGGCCGGGGCCTCGACTACTCGTGCGCCTTCGTGATCGACCTCAACGAGATGAAGCTCGTCGCCGAGTTCCACGGCAAGGTCGACGCCGACGAGTACGCCGAGCAGCTCCACTACCTCGGCCGCTGGTACGGCACGGCGAGGGTCGCGGTGGAGATGGGCGGCGGCTACGGCGAGCCCGTCGTGATCTCGCTCCGGGACGGCCGGAAGGGCAGGCCCCACTACCCGAAGCTGTACCGGCACACGATCGGCGATCGGCCGGACATGCACAAGCTGGAGAACTACGGCTTCCCGATGAACCTGAAGACCCGCCCTCAGGTCATCAACCAGATCGAGCAGGCGATCCGCGAGCGTTCGCTGCCCGCGATGACGCGCTCGCTCGTGATGGAGCTGCGCACCTTCGTCCGGCAGGACACGCTCCCGAGCCCCAGGGCCCTGGACGGCTCCAACGACGACCGGGTGATGGCGCTCGGGATCGCCCTTGAGATGTACCGCCAGTACGGCACGCACGAGAAGCGGGTCAAGCACACCGTGCGCAAGGCCCGGCCCCACGCCTACCCGTGGCAGCAGAAAAGGAGAGTCGCATAGTGAGCGAATGCGTGTTGTTCGCCGGGCATCGCAGACGGCATCACCAGCAGTCGACGTGTCGTCGGGGCCACGCCCTGAGCGGCGAGAACCTCTACCTCTGGTGGGACGAGCGACGGCACGGCTACCGCCGGATTTGTCGGGCGTGCCAGAAAGCGAGGAGTACGAATGTCCATGCTTGACTTTGCAGGCGCGCTCGGCGGCGCACCCGGCGCGGGAGCCCCCGACCTCGGCGGTGGCACGCCGCAGACCGATCTCGGCGGCGGCCCGCCGAGCGACCAGGGCGGCCAGGGCGGCTTCTCGAACTCGATGGAGGCGCTCGACGCGGCCGAGGAGGCGCTGCACGCGTTCATCCAGCTCGACCCCGACCAGGCCGACCGTGCCGTCGCGGCGCAGGCGCTGCAGACGGTGCTGAAGCTGAAGGCGTCGAACCAGCAGTCGGCCCAATCGGGCGACCTGAAGAGCCTCGCCCGCGCGTTGCAGGGCGGGCCGGGCGCGAACGCCGGGCCGGTCGGAGCTGCGCTCGGTGGCTGAGCAAGACCTGTACGACGGCACCAAGCTCGACGATTCCGTCCGGCTGGTGGTGAAGGCCGTCGAGGACTGCGAGCGCCGCTACCACGACTCGTTCGTGGAGAAGGTCGAGCGCCGCTACAACGCCTACCGCGGCCTCGCCGAAGCTCAGCAGGGCGGCGACTCAGACCCCGACGACTGGCACTCGAACGTCACCACCCCGTACGTGCTGCAGACGTGCGAGGGGATGCTGGCGACGATGCTGGAGCCGAACCCGCGCTTCAACATCCAGCCGCGCCCCCGCCCGGACGAGCCCCTTGCGGAGGTGCTCGCGCGCATGTCGTCGGTGGAGGGGATCTCCGACCTGGTGCGTTACGCGTTCGACCGCGACCATTTCCCGGAGAAGCAGCGCGACTTCATGCAGCAGGACTTGATCGCCGGGATCACCGGCTTCAAGGACTACTGGATCTCGGAGCGCCGCGACGTCACTCGTCTGGCCCCGGAGGAGATCGTGGTCGAGGACGGGTACGGCAACCAGGTCGACTCGCTGATGTCCCACCGCGTCGACGTGACGAAGAAGGCGCTGATCGTCGACGACGCGTGCGTCGAGGTGCTCGACATGCGCGACTTCTTCTGGCCGAGCGTGGCCCCGAACGCGGCCAAGGCCGAGTACCTGATCCACCGAACCTGGGAGACGACCGAGCAGCTCCGCCGCAAGGGCATCTACAAGAACCTGGACAAGCTGAAGCTGGCGTCGAACTCGGCGACGATGAAGTCGGTCACCGCGCGGGAGATGAAGCTGCGCGGGATCGACCGCACCCAGGATCTGCACGAGGTGTTGGAGTACTGGACGCCGGAGCGTGTGATCACGGTCGGCGACCGCACCCTGGAGCTGCTCGACCGCAAGAACCCGCTGTGGAACGGGCGGATGCCGTTCACGGTTTGCAGCTCGATGCCGGACGCGTTCCAGATCCCCGGGCTCAGCGTCGTCGAGGCGCTGGCGCAGCTCCAGGAGATGCTGTGGACGTTGCAGAACCAGCGCCTCGACGTGGTGCGGATGCTGGCGAACCTGATCACGCTGATCCGCTCCGACGTCGACGATCCGGAGGCGTTCGAGTGGGCCCCGAACGCGCAGTGGTTCGTCGAGGATCCCGGCCAGGTCGACGTGCTGAAGATCGACCCGACGGTCGCGAACATCACCCTGCAGGCGGAGAGCCTGCTGAAGGGCGACCTGCAGAACATCATGGGCGGCCTGCCGTACTCGGGCGGCGCGGACTCGCAGACGATCGACCAGCAGACGGCGACGGGCGTGTCGATCATCACTACGATCGCGCAGCGTCTGATCCAGGCCCGCAAGCAGCATTACCTGTGGGCGTACGCGAAGGTGGCGAAGAACTTCGTGCTGCTCTACCAGCAGTTCCTCCGCGACGACCGGATCATCAAGGTGCTCGGCGCTCCGGGCGCGGCGGCGTACCGGTCGATCTCGCCGTTGGAGATCCAGGGCGACTTCGACTTCACGATCGACGTCACCTCGGACAGCCTGATGCGCCAGGAGCGCCGGGCGGAGAAGCAGTCGCTGTTGCAGATCGCGGTGCAGTCCGCGCCGATCATGGCCCAGTCGGGGGCCCCGTTGAACCTGAAGGCGTTCATGGAGGAGACGCTGGAGGCGTACGACATCCTCGACCACGAGCGGTTCTTCCTGCCGTCGCAGACGGGCGCGCTGCAGGCGGGGCAGCAGCAGGCGCAGCCGCAGCAGGCCCAGCAGCAGCAGCTTCCGCCGGGCCCGCCGCCCGGTCAGAACCCGAGCGGCACCACCAACGTCGATCTCGCCGCCGGGCCCGGCTCGCCGTCGAACACGAACTCGGCGAGCCCGGAGGCGGCGATGCAGCAGATGATGGCCCGTTACGGCGGCCCGGCGAACGGCGGTGGCGGCGGTGCCCCGTCCTAGACGAGTTCTGAGCGAGCAGGAGCGGCGCAACCTGATCGTGCGCCAGGGCGAGCTGACCGCGCTCACCAAGCACACCGCCTGGCCGGTGCTCAGGGCGGTGGTCGAGGATCGCAGCGAGGGTTTCCGCCGCGAGGCGTCGTCCGCGTTGATCGTCGACGGGATGAGCCTGGAGCGGCAGGCGTTCATCCGCGGCTTCCTGAAGGGGATGCAGTACGTGCTCGCCGTCCCGGAGGGCGCGGAGTCCCGGCTCGACCAAGTCCTACGACAGCAAGGAGCTGAGGTGCAGTGACTCCCGAAGAGGTGACCGCGCAGATCGTGAGCGCCTGGGACGACATCCAGGAGGAGGACGCCCAGGCCGTCGTCGACGCCCCCGAGCCCGACTCACCGGAGGAAGAGCCGGAACACGAGCAGGAGGACGAGCAGGAAGAGGAGGACGAGGGTGGCGTTCCCGATTCCGGAGATGAGGAGGACGAGGACGAGGAAGAGAGCGACGACGACGAGGGTGAGGGCGAGCAGCCCGAAGAGTCTGTCACGGCGGCGTTCGACACCGACAACCCCGAGATCCGGGCGTACCTCGCGAAGTACGGCGGCGACCTCGGCGAGGCGCTGCGCGGCGCGACGGAGCTGCAGCGCGTCATCGGCCGCCAGGGCTCGGAGAAGGCGGCGCTCGCCCAGCGCGTCGCCGAGCTGGAGGCGTTCGTCGAGCAGCAGCAGGCGTTCGCTCCCACGGTCGGCTTCCTCACCGCCGAGCAGCAGCAGTGGGTCGAGGAGGCGGTCACGTCCGGCAACCCCGGCCTGTACGTGCAGCGCGCCGCGCAGGAGGGCGAGTTCGGCCTGGCGCGCGCCGTCGCGAACGAGTGGGTGCGCGAGCAGCCCGCCGACGGCCTGCGCGCGCTGCAGTACCTCGATGGCGAGGAGCGCCGGGCGCAGACGCCCGAGCCGCAGCCGGTCGACACCGGAGTCCTGCTCGACGTGCTCGCGGAGAACATTCCCGACATGCGCGCCTACGAGGCGCAGATGATCGGCGTGCTGAACCAGCTCGGGCCCGGACACCCGCTCGTCCACGACGCCAAGTCCGGCGACGTGAACGTGGCGGCCCGCGGGATCATCGGCATCTACGAGATCGCCCGAGCCTCCAGCGCGAGCGTGCGCAGCGCCAAGAACGACTTGAAGCGCAAGCATCGCCAGCAGGCCGAGGACGAGCGCGAAGGCGCGGTGGTATCGTCTGCGTCCTCAGCGCCTTCGGCGAGTGAGACACCCCGGCGGCAGCAGCGTCTGATGCCGGGCCTCACGCTCGAACAGTTCGACGCCGAGTTCGCCCAGTAAGCCAACGGGCCCCTCTCAGTAGGGACACCCCGGCAGGCCGAAGCGACACCGAAACCAGTCACTTCGTTCCTTGCAGGAGGGCCCATGGCCGGAACCATCCAAACCGGCAACATCGGGACTGAGGAGCCGGTACCGGACGAGCGTGTCGTCGACATGGACGACCGGATCCGCACCCTCGATCCCGAGGACACCCAGTTCACCACGATGTCGTCGCGCCTGTCGTCAAGGGTGGCAACAAGAGAAAAGGTGAATTGGCTGGAAGAGGAAGATTTCCCTCGCACCGTCACCGCTGCCGGTGCGCAGACGTCGGGTTCGGGCGCGCTCACCTTGACCGCCGGTCAGGGCAAGATCGTCCAGGCCAACGACATGATCCGCAACATGCGCACGGGCGAGATGAGCCGGATCGTCACCGTCGCCACCGACGCTCTCACCGTCAACAACGGGGTCGGCTCGATCCCCGCCGCCGCCGTCAACTCCGGTGACACGTTCCTGGTCACCGCGGACTCGCAGCCGCAGGGCGCGAACTTCCCCACCCCGCGCTACCTCGCGCGCGTGCTGGGCTACAACTACACCCAGATCACGCGGACGCCGTGGGGGTTCACGAACACCACCACCGCGATCGAGCTGTACGGCGGTCGCGAGCCCGCGAAGGAGGCGAAGCGCAAGGCGCGGGAGCACAAGAAGAAGTGGGAGACGATCGGGTTCTTCGGGGCGCGCTCGTTCCTCACCTCGGCTCCGCCGGAGAACGAGCCGCAGGGCTCGGCCGGTGGCGTGATCGAGTACATCTCCACGATCAAGCGCGACTGGCTGGCCGGGTCGACGGGGCTCACCCCGGACTTCTTCGACCTGTTCGCCCAGGACGTGATGGCCCACGGCAACGGCGACGGCAAGGTGTTCTTCTGCGCCCCGAAGGTCGCCGCCGCGATGTCGAAGTGGAACCGCAACGGCATGGGCCAGTACTGGGAGCCCGCGGACGCCAGCACTCACGGCGTCAAGGTCGACGCGTTCATCAACGGCGCGTACGGCTACCGGGTGCCCGTCGTGGTGAAGCGGGAGTGGGCCGGGTTCCCCGCCGTCGGCGGGTACGGCTCGTACGGCTTCCTGCTCGACATGGACTACATCGAGCGCAGGCCGCTGCGCGACCGGGACACGAAGCTCCTGACCGAGCGGCAGCCGGGAGGCAAGGACTCCTACAACGCCGAGTACCTCACCGAGGCGACGTACGAGATCGCGCACGAGCGCTGCCACGGGATGATCTACAGCTCGACGTAGGAACACATTCGGGGGCGGGGTCGCGTTTGGACGGTGCTCACCGCCCCCGAACACCTCAAGGAGGGACATGCGATTCGTATCCAAGTACGGCCGCTTCGGCCTGCAGGTCAGGGCGCACATCGAGGAGGCCTACGCGTCCGGGCTCTCGCGCACCACTCAGCGCGGGCTGTACGCGGTCTTCGAGCCGGTCGGCCTGCTCCCCGACGAGCGCGAGCTGGCGGTCACCACCTGGTCGTTCAACGGCCTGGGCCAGCTCGAAGACGAGGCGACCACGGTCGCGCCCGACTTCCGCATCGGCCGCTTCGACAGCGAGCACACGGCCGGGCTCGAAGGCTGGTCGGACGAGGAGCGCGACCTGGTCGAGCAGACCCTGCTCGACTACTGCCGCACCTCGCTCGACGTGCTGCTCGTCGCCGAGCCGACGGTGCCCGCGCCGTGGCCGAACTACGACCTGTACCAGGGCGGCACCAAGGCGCTGGTGCGCAAGCTGATCGACGAGGGCTACGACCTCGCGGACGTGCTCGCCTACGAGCGTACCCACCAGCAGCGCGACGACGTCATCCTCGCCCTGGAGGAGCTGCTTGCCGACCCGGCGGCGCTGGCCGAGCTGCAGCCCGAGCCGGAGGAAGTCCTTGGCTGACTGGCGCAGGCCGCTGGTGGTGCTCGACGTCGAGCCCGCCAACGAGGTCACCCTCGAAGAGGTGAACGGCAAGCTCGCGCTCCGGCGCGGTGTCAAGGTCACCTTCGACCGCGAGTCGACCGAGCGGATCCGCACCGGCTACGCCTGCGCCCGCTGCCTGGAGGTGTTCGAGGTGCCGTGGCCGCTCTCGTGCCCGGTGTGCCGGGCCCCGATCCGGGAGCGGCAGGCCGAGTACTTCGAGCGCGAGTACACCCCGGCCGTGCTCGACCTGAGCCCGACCGACTGGAGCGACGAGCTGGCCTCACTGGAGGAACGCCGACGCAAGGAGGAGGAGAGCAATGGGCGACATCCCGCCTGAGTCCCCCGAGGGCAAGCCGTACACGTTCCCGGACACGCCGCTCGGGATGTCCTCGGCTTACGACGCTGCATATCTGCCTTACCAGGAGGGCCACACGATCAAGGCCGAGG